TGGACTTTAGAGCCAAGAAGTGATACGAGATCCCAAACTATATCCATGACACCATGAACCTGTGGAAATTTACAGGCTGGAATGGCAACAGCGCAGGCTTGGCAACTATAGCAAATGCACTTGGCCTACCTGATCCGAAAGCAGGCATGGACTGATCAGAGGTTGCACCACTATATCGATCATCAAGAAAATGATGACTCCGAGATATGTTTGTCAATCAAGTAAGCACCTATTGCATAGGCGATGTGATCACAAGCAAAGACGTATACGAAAAAATCAATGATGCTTTTACTTTCCAACAACAATCATAACATGGCAAATCTATACGAAATCAACAAACAAATTATCGAATTGATGGATCAATGGCAGATGGCATGAGAGAGCGAATGAGATACAATTTTATATCCACCGATGGACTTTGAGCTAGAATTTGGAAAGTTACAACTGGTGTTCGCTGATAAGATAAACAACATCTGCAAGTACATGAGAAACCTCGAAACCGACAACGATGGCATCGATGATGAGATCGCAAGACTATCAAAGATCAAACAATCAAATGCAAGGAAGCATGAGAGATTGAAATCATATGTTGCCTCATCACTACAATCGCAAGGGTTGGAGAAAACAGAAACTGATTTGTTTAAGCTGTCATTTCGCAGATCGACATCATTGGAGATTGTGGACGAAAGCAAAGTACCTGAACAATTTAAGGAGAAAATCGAGAGCATAAAGATTGACAAGACTGCGCTCAAAACTTGGATTACATCAGGCACCAATGATCCGCAAGACTTTGGATGTCAAACAATCACAAAAGAAAATCTACAAATCAAATAATTTTATTTTCAATCTATAACCATGCAACAACAAACCTTTGAAAAAATAAAATCATTTGTCTTTGATTACATGACAGGCACCACCAGAGATACAACTATGCAAACATCAAGTGGTGATTATATAATCAAAGTACAGATCATCAAAAAGCATGACTCATCAGACAACTTTGAGGAATGCGATACAATACAAAAATGTCCATACTGTAACCAAAGCACTGCACTACTCAAAACCAGCTTTACTGCAAATATGTACAGCTGATTATATAAGGCATATACACGATGCAAGAAAAACAAGACTGGCATTGTAGACATTACAAAGATATGACTCACCAATTCGGAGTACAGTGTTTTCAACAAGATCATCAAATTTGGATTGGCATACAAAGACAATACAATGACCAAAGGCATATACTGATTGCCATTGCAAAGAATATGCGAGTTTGTAAACAATGAGCGGGCAATTGCGGAGTATTATTTGACTGATCCAACCAAAGACAAAACAGATCCAACAAAGCGTGTGATGGCTGATACAAGGATATTTGCATCACAGATCCCAAAGGTGCAAGAGATCATGGACAAGACAGATGGCAAAATGACAGAGTATTACAACAATCCTGCTTTTACTTCATCACATGATAGCACATGACAGTAGAACCATTGGCAGCTTTACTTTCGGGATGATTTACTCTATTGATGGTAGTATGGGTTGCTGCTGCTATTTATCCGAGAGCAAGGACTCCGGGCATGCCACCAATGAAAGTTGGCATCACAGACAAACAAAAGGTATTGGATGAATTGGCTTTGCGTGATGAATGGATGGACAACGAAATCAAAATACGTCGTTGACTTGTAGAAAAAGCTAAAAAATACGACTTCCGTGATGATGCACCAGAGATCATGCAAATGCTCAAAAGGAAATACAAAAACAAAGACAGCATCCGCAAAGCAAAAAATGTAGTAGACCATATTTATCAAATGTATGAAAACAGATGCAAAAAATGTACAAAATAAAAGAAGTCTGCGACAAGCTCCAAATCAAACGCTGGACTATCGACAGGCTCATAGCATCAAAGCAGATCAAAACAATAAACCTCAACAAATCAGGATCAAACAAAGTGCTAAGGATCACAGAGCAAGCAATCAATGATTTTATCCAACAATCAAAATACGATGTATAAATACATCTTTTTGACACAGGTATTATCAACAATCTATGTGACATCGATATTTTATCAAGAGTTTGTAGATCATACCAATTGATATATATATTGATGAGCAAGAGTTGTATGTATTGTTCTTATGATTTGAGTATATAAAGCAGCAGAGCAATACGACAAAAAAAAGTAGTCTTTTTATATTATCATACCTACTACCATGAAATCAAAATCTACAGCAGCATTGTTTGCTTTCTTCCTATGAGGATTTGGAGCGCATAAATTCTATCTTGATCAGGCAAGAGCAGGTGTATTTTACTTATTGTTTTGCTGGACTTTCATACCAGCAGTCTTGGCGTTTATCGACTTCCTAACAATCATTTGTACATCAGACAAAGAACGATCCAAAAAATACCACGAGTAAAAAACAGGAAAAGGCAAGTGATTTGCGAAAAATGCTATTGCTTATGGCTTTGATACTGTTATCTGTGAAATACATGCAAATCGTATCACCGTAAAACATGTAATCTGCTAACAAAGAAAACGGTGGTTGGTAAGGCTTTAGCAGAGCCGCATGTTCCCACCGTTTTTTTATTGCCAAAAATTTACATGGACATATTGGATTTTATAGCACAGGACTGATATATTGTCTATAACAAAACGCTTGCAAAAAGTATTGGAGTAAACCAAACAATCATATTTATGTTTATGGTATCACAGTACAAATTTTTTGCAAACAACAACACACTCACTGATGATGGATATTTTTACAAAACAGCTGATGACATATACGAAGCAACTGGATTGTCGAGGTATCAACAAAAGCAAGCAATTGATGATCTACAAAATAGATGACTTATTGCTTACAAGCCAAAGGGAGTGCCTGCAAAACTACATTTCAAGTTATTTCAAGACAAGTTTTCAACTTTGTTTAATACCAGTATTGAAGAAACTTGAAAACTAGATTTGAAGAAAGTCGAAAACATATATATAGATAATAATAATATAAATAATAAAATAATAAATAAAAATAATAATAATGTTTTTGACCTCAAAATTTGATTTGATTTGTTTTGGGATGCTTACCCAAGACATACAGCAAAACCAGTTGCACAAAAAGCATATGTCAAAGCAATAAAATCATCACCATTATTGGATCAGCCTGCACATGACAGTATCATGCAAGGTGTGCAATACCTTGTGGATGATATAAAAGCGCAGATCATAAAAAAAGATTTCATCCCACACGCCAGCACATGGCTGAACCAAGACCGCTGGCAAGATGAGTATCGTTGACCACTGTATATCAAACACCACAAGCATATAAACAAACCAACAAAAACCTTTACTCCAATAACAATGGACGATGACAACAACAATCCAACAACTCACAACACCAGCGATGGCACAACCAACGAGAGATCAGCTATCAAAGAGCATGCAAGCACTACAAGAAGCAGCTGAAGCGGGCTATGATCTATATTTGGAGAAATGCAGAGAACCGAAGCGGAGTTCGACACTGAACATCAACATTTATAGATTTTATGCAGCCAAGTACGCAGACAAAGACGATATGTACTGGATGACAAAGGAATTATTTGAAAGGGAGATACTAAACAAGATCAGAGAAGACAAACAAAAAAGCCACGAAATGTACAAGGCACAAGCGATCGTGGATTTGCAAGCAAGAGCAAGCCAATGATCCAATGATGTAGTGATTGTCCGAGTGAAGTATTACGAAGACACACAAGGCAAACCACAAAAGCTGATGTATGTTGCAGAGGAAGTATATGCACCAAAGCTACAAAAGCATATCTACAAGGATTTGGTAGACAAGCAACCAATGATCATCGATACAAAAACTGCTCCATGAATATACCAAAGATGCAAAGTCAAGTTCAAATTTAAGAGCGCATAGATTTATTTTTTTGTGAAAAAATACAATGTCAAAACAAGAAAACATTAAGCTCAATAAATACATACTTTGATTGTGTAAGAAAATTTGACAGGAATTGATCGATGCAAATGATCCTGTTATACAACAGATCAATGCAGAAATTGAAGCAGGCGAACGAAAAGACGGCAGATGATATGATTTTAATTGATGGTACATCTCAAACTTTCCAGCATTTGTGTGAATGTATGTTGCAAACTTTGGTGTGTGATCAGATGACAAAGGAGCCAGTCTATCATCTTTTGAAAAATCATGTTTTCTTGCATGACTTATAGAATGATCAGACTTTGGATCTTTAATTTGTGGCGTTGACAAATAATGAAGCACCGCCAATATCCAATCAAAAAAATCATAGATGCATACAACATGCACAAAGAAAAACGACCAGACAGCAAACAACCAACAGCTCATCGGATCGCACAAGAGTGCAAAGTCCATGTTGCAATAGTAACCTGCATACTGCATGCACTATCACAAGCTGGGATCATAGAGCGGGTATTGTTGGACAAAACTATACTTGCACAGGCGATGGAGTATATAAAAAATAATTTATCTGATGATGCACAATGTCAAACAAAATAATCGACGCTATAAAAACACTCTATGACAATGACATCAATGTTTGACCTGATGCGATGGCGCATGTATTTAAGTACATAGAAAAATTGGAAAACAAAAAACCAGAGGCACCAAAAAATGGCGATGTAATATCACACGACAGGATCATGGACGAAATTACAATCTTGATCACAAGATACCTCAACGATCCCGATCTCGAAGTATCAAAACATGATCAACTGGCAATCAAAGAATTATTGGAGCGGATCAAAGCAAGTGAGGAAATATAGTTTTATTTGTATGCATGCAAAATGTACCAAAGAATAAAAAAAGGCAACGTCTACACCAGACACAACAGAGCAATCTATGTAAAAGATGCATCAGGCGTGTACGTAAAATTTTGATACGTCTATCATGATCTACCAGATTTTACTCTAACAAGGCATCACGTTTTTGAAAATCTACCATACTGTGGTACACTCAAACCTCGGATCATCAGGAAACTATTGTGTCCTTGGCTACCAATTTCACCAATAACACCACCAGTTGCATAAACAATAAAAACCAATACAACAACAAATATCATTTCGTGCGTTCGATCGCTACGCCATAAACAACTGGCAACTCTTTATATACCAATACTGGTATGACATTTGTAAAAACCTTTGCGTGATCATTTCTATGATTGCTTGCAGCACTCCAAGTGCATGCATATCTCCAACAGCCAGCAACACCACAGCAACAACCAATCGCACAAACAGGTATTATTGCATCCACTGGTACAATCGAAGAAACTGGTGAGCATCTAGGAATACCAAAAGAGCCAAAAATCATTTGTCATGGTGTATGTAATGGCAACAATGACTTGGTGCAATATGCATACGACATCAGTAGTGGCGATATGGACTTCATCTTGACCATCACACACGAGTCAAAACGAAACCGGAAAGCACAAGGTGCATGATGAGAGGATGGGCTATGCCAATGGACAGATTTCTGGAAAGAATGGAAAGCAAGCAAAGAGTTTGCCAATCCAAATCGCCAGATCGACAAATGCCGAGAGCAATATCAGTGATGGCTTGCTGGTGGTGCAATCGAGAGGCAACTCGTAGGCTACAAATACAGGATGAAGCGAGCAGACAACTTTGAGATCGTTTATCAATAATGCTAACCGTATCAAATAATCACTTGATTAGCATTTCAATATATTTATCAAGCATATGTTTATATATGCTTTGATAATGAAAAAGGAACAATCACGTCAGGAGGCATGCAATATAAAAAAAGATGTATTGGCTTGTGAGGTGTGTTGATCTACACAATCCTTGCAGGTGCATCATAAAGATAGAGATGCACTAAATAACAGTGCAGACAATTTGATAAAAATTTGCTATTTTTGTCACGCAAGAGAGCATCGAGGCGAATTTATACCCATAGGATATATTGATCATTTCAAAAAACAAAAAAACAATATCAATGTATCAGACAAAAAAACATCATTTGTACTACTGAACCTTTTGCAAACAATCACAAAAAACAAGAGATCGTCAATCAAAGTAGAGTTTGCAAGACACAAAATATCATTACACGATTACATAGATGTTTCAAATTATATCATAAAGTATATATGAAAAAACAAAAAATAATTACATTGTTTATGGCGCTATTGATAATTGTATGACTATATCATTTGATTAGCAAAACAGACTCCATCGACTCCATCAAACAGTATCAAATCAGCGGTGATCAGCTCATGCGATATGCATGCAGTCGGAATACAGACAGTGATGGCAGCAAGTGCAAACGATTATCTGCAAAAATGTCTTGACAGCAACCGTCATCTGGCTATACACTACCTGATTTTATCACTCAATCAGCCGCCATATGAAAATACTATGTACCATCGACAGGATATTTGATGTGCAGTTTGTCGGGCAAAAGGCTACGGCAAAAAGATCAGTGCTTGTCACAGAGCATGGCAGATCACCATCAAATTCTATGATGATTGACTTTATGGGCGCTAAAGCTGATCTACTCAATGCTGTATGCACAGGTGAATGTGTGGAGATAGAGTACAGCATCAACTACAGTCAACGTGATGAGCGTGTGTACAATAACATCAAAGGCCATGCAATTACAAATATAATGACCACATAAATGCAACAAGTCAAGGAAACGCAAATCAGAGAGAGCATCATCCGATATATAAATGTTATCGGCTGATGGTGTGCAAGGGTGCAATCATGACAGGTAAAAATCCCAAATGGAAATGGCACATGGCGTATCATAAGACTTGCAGAAGCAGGCACACCAGACATACTGGCTTGTATTGCTGGGCGCTTTGTTGGGATTGAAGTCAAAAGGGATGATGCCGAAGTAAAAAAATGGCATCGTGAGCAAGAAAAAAGGTTTGAGGGTAAAAAGTTTGATGTCAGATCCGTCAATCAAAAAGACCAGCAAGATAAAATACAGGATGCTGGCGGCTTGTTTTGTGTAGTATGCTCAAGCAAACAGCTCCATGATAATCTTGTGACACGATGATTGATAGCAGCAGATAAGTTTGTGCCATGATTGTAAAAAATTGTTTTATATTTTGTTAAAAAATAGGATGTGAAAAAATGTAAATGTAACACTTAGCAACGAGGCTTGGAAGTATTTATACGTAGTCATGAGCAATGTATTTTGCACCAATCTCAAAGAATGTGAGGTTGTCGATTGACTTTTCAATGTCTTTATGCCTACTGCTGAAAAATACGATATAGAATTTGCACAACTCAAACAGGATGGTCAACAGTTAGAGCAAACATACAAGATCCAAATGCAGCAAAACGCTACAAAGGTACAAATCCAGCATACTATCGATGCAGCAGAAGCCAACGAGAAGAAAAAGGAAGATCTATCAGCAATCCCTGCTACCCTAGAATTTACAGACGATCAGGTTAAGGAATTGCACAACTATGTCACACACATATTATCTATCAAGCGCCTAGACGAAAAATCAGAAGCAGCGGGGATCAGAGGCAGACACAACATCAGATTGGCAAAAGAAATCTTGCAAGAACTGATCAAATACTTATAGTACCTATGTGGTTGTTGGAAACCAAAGGTCGTTGTAAGGCACATGACAGCATATGATTATATGCAGCATGTGCTTTTTCTATTTGACAAACAATCCATAACCATTATATGATATACAGTAGTATCAATATAAATACCCTTGTCGTGTAAAACTTTAGTTTGTAAAAATATAGCATGTGAAAAAAGCAACAATCAGCACACACCATTGTACACCACGATCCTATGTGACTCATACCGTACGAATTTAATAATAAGAAGCACAACGAGAAGCAGATCGATATGTTGTGCAATAGCATAGCATCTTATTGATTTCAAAATCCAATCCTCATCGATGACAAAAACATAGTCATTGCAGGTCATGGTAGATTGGAAGCAGCCAAGAAACTAAAACTTGAAAGCATACCATGTATTGTGGTGAGTTGACTATCAGACACAGACATAAAAAAACTTCGTATCTTAGACAACCGTATATGAGATTTTGCAGAATATGATAAGGAAAACCTATTTTTGGAATTAGAGGCGATCGCTGATCCAGTCATCCATGATATGTTTGTTGACTTTGATCTTGGCAATATGGAAGATAAAAACTCCGAGATCGATCCTGATAAATTATTGGATGACAAGAAAACTTGCACTTGTCCAAAGTGTGGATTTGAGTTTGATCCTAAAAACAAAGACAATGATGCACTATAAACGAAATCTTGGCGATCTCAAAAAGGTGCAGTCCAATGGCTACAATGTTTTTTCAACATTTTCTTGTGGCTGATGATCGTCTATGTGATACAAAAATGCTGGCTATACTATCAAAGGCATATGTGAGATCGATCCCGAAATGGTGAGAGTATACACATGCAATTTTCCACATACACCAAATATCCATCATATGTCAATTGTTGACTTCAATAAAAAGACACCACCACCAGAGCTGATGCATATCGATATACTGGATTGATCACCACCATGTAGCACATTTTCAATGGCATGATCTCGTGAAAAATGACGAGGGGTAAAGAAAAAATTTAGAGAGTGACAATCAGAGCAAGTCTTGGATGATTTGTTTTTCCATTTTATGGACACAGTTGCACTACTAAGACCAAAGGTTGTGATCGCAGAAAACGTCAAAGGTATGTTGCAGTGAAATGCCAAGTGATATATTGTCCAAATAGCAAGGCGCTTTGATGAGTTATGATACAAATTGCAAATCTTTTTGCTCAATGGTGCCTCGATGTGACTACCACAACGTCGTGAACGCATATTTTTCTTGGCTCACGATAAAAAGTACGACCTACCTGATCTCAAATTATCTTTCAATGAAAAGCCGGTACTGTTTGAGGAAATCGATCAAGGTGATGTAAAAGCCAAACCTATTGCACAAAACGATTTATTATATCGATCAAAAGCTATAGCTGGCAAAGCAATATCATCACAACATCCAAAAGGCAATCGTTTCAATCATACGATAGTGTCACCAAAGAGAGTACCAAACACTATTGCAGCAACAGGTCCATACTATCACTACAAATACCCTCGTTGGATAAATGACACAGAGCTATGCCTTATTTGATCTTGGCCATTAGATTACAACTTCTGATCTGTGCAGCCAAAGTATTTGATTGGCATGTCTGTACCACCATTGATGATGTATAAAATATCAGAGCAGATCAAATTGCAATGGCTTGACAAAATTTACAAATAGTTTTTATACCGTAGTTTGTAAAAATGAGCAACTGATCAAAAGCACAAGTCAAAAAGAAAGTCAGAAAAACCGCAGGCACAAATCGTGGCAGAAAAATGAAACCAAAGACACCAAAGAAACCATTTTATACACCAAAGAAACGATTGCGTCCTGATAGGATGACTGATCTGGTAGTCCAAAGGTTGCAATATATTTTATGAATTGATGGCACAAAAGAGGAAGCCTGCACAATGGCTGGCATTTCCGATACAACATTTGATAATCGATACAAATGAGAGTACCGCATTATGTGGAAATTTAAGATGATTTGATTTGATGCAACTGGAAAGGCAGAAGAAGTCATCGAAGAACGTGAGGCATTATTTCGTGAGATCATGGACTATGCGATGGCACAACCATTTGTGAGAGCAAGACAATCACAACAAAAGAATATAGTGAATGGAAAGGAGAGAACTTTGGACTGATTTATATCGTCAAGGGATATTAGATACAGCAAAAAAATAGATATAGAAAACAAAGGCAATATGATCATTACATTTGGAATGCCACCATCGCCGCATGTTATCCCTGAAATTAAAACCAAATCATGAGCTGAATAGATCAAAAGTATGCACTCTATGCCACGATGCAAGCCAAACAGCTTGATTTTGTGTCTATGAATAAAATGTACTCCATGATCGGTGGTGCAAAATGATGAGGCAAGAGTCACGCATTTCGTGCCAAAGCAGTACGTGAGGTGATGTCCTTGCCTATGGTCAAAGGACTTATACTAAGGCGTACATTTCCAGAGGTCGAGGGTAACTTCTTACTACCACTAAGGCAAGAGCTACCAAGTGGGATGTTTGACTACAATATCAGCAAGCATATTTTGACATTTCCTAACTGATCCACAATCCAGCTATGATTTTGCCAAACCGAAAACGACATCTATAGGTATCAGGGTATCGAGTATGACTTCATAGGGATAGAGGAATTGACACAGTGGAAATACGATCGGTTCCGCATACTTATGACATCGATGCGTACAAGCAAACCAAACTATAAACCAAATTTTTTTTCATCAGCCAATCCATGAGGTATCGGACACGCACGAGTCAAGCGTTTGTTTATCGATAAGATATACCAACAGGGAGAAAATCCACAAGACTATTGATTTGTGCCTGCTACGATATACGACAATCCAATGATGCTAAAAAACGATCCGGGATATTTGCCAAGGTTGCAATCACTGGACGACAAACGACGTAAAGCATACCTCGAGTGAAACCGGGATATATTTGCAGGCCAATACTTCTCTATGTTTGATAGACACATACACGTCATCCCACCACAGATACCTAAGAACGTCAAACGCAGGATCCGTGTACTGGATTATTGATATACCAATCCATCATGTTGTCTATGGATCGCAGAAACCACACAAGGTGATTACATAGTGTACAAAGAACTGTATCAAACATGACTTACATATCGCAATCTATGAGTACATATAAAGGCGCTCACAAGTGATGACGAAAAATTTGACTGGTTCGGATGAGATCCAGCAGCAGTCAACAAAACATCAGAGAGCAACGAAACCTCACTTGCACAAGAGTTTGCCAAGCTATGACTATACATAGAGTCAGCAAACAACGAGCGTGTTGCATGATGGAATAAGATCAGGGATTTGCTTACACCACAAGATGATCCAAACAATCCATGACAAAAGAAGCCTCGTTTGTTTATTTGTGAGAACTGCGAGAACCTGATCAGGACATTGCCTACATTGATACACGCTAAAACCAATGTCGAGGACGTAGATACTACGGGAGAAGACCATGCACCAGATGCACTAAGATATTGACTTGCAGAACTATGCCAAATCACTACAAGCTTGACTGATGTCGCACATATAAACAAGAGCATGCAGCAAAAAAGCTCAATAGATAAGCTTGATAATACAAGATATGAAAATAAGAATGAGTTGTGAAATTTCATAGATACACAATTTTAGTCCAATCGATCCACTATGGCAAAATCAGACAAAACACAAGGTCAAGCAGCATCACAGATCAATCCAGAAACTGATGCAAAAGCAAAGCCTTTGTCACTTGGTGATATGCAGCAAACGTATGGATGAGTGGGTACAGATATATGGGGTGGTATTATAGACGAGGAATACAATCGTGATCTATCAGGACTCAAAGGGATAAAAAAGTTTGACGAAATGAGAAAATCAGATGCAAGCGTATCAGCGTTGTTGCTTGCGTGTAGTCTACCGATCAGATCAGCAAAACGATATATCGAACCAGCAACTGATGATGATGGTGTGACACAAGAGATCGATCGAGATATAGCAGACTTTGTAGAAAAAGCATTGTTTGAGAAAATGGACACAACATGGGATCAATTCTTGCAAGAGTGTTTGACATTTTTGCCGTTTGGTTTTTCTGTGTTTGAAAAAGTATATTACATCAAAGATAACGAGGTGCTTTTGAAAAAGCTTGCATTTAGAGCGCAGAAGACAATTGAGTATTGGATCACTACAGATGGTAGACCATGAATACAGCAACAGCTTGATACTCCTGTTGTTGAGTGACCAAACAAAGGCCAGTTTTTGGTGAGCATCCCATGAGATAAGCTGATCTTGTTTGTTGTAAACCAAGAGGGCGACAACTATCAGGGTGTGTCAGTATTAAGACCAGCATACAAGCATTGGTACATTAAGCAGAACCTCGAGAAGTTTGAGGCAATCAAACACCAGAAGCAAGGTGTCGGTGTGCCACTTATATACTTGCCAAAAGGTGCAACAGACAAAGACAAAGAAGCAGCACTTACTATAGTCGAAAAATTTAAGACAAATGAGCAGTCAGGTGTTGTGATGCCATGACCAAAAGAGAGTGGTTGGGAGTTTTCTTTTGCTGATTTGAAAGCAGGCGATACAACAAACATGCAAGAGTCAATCAAATATCATATGCGTGAGATCACAAAGACTGTACTCGCACAATTTATCGAGCTATGAAATACAGACAGCTGATCTCGTGCGCTTGGTGAAAGCCAGACAAACATGTTTTTGAATGCGATCTCGACATATGCAAAGATCATCCAAAATACTATGAATAGATATTTGATACCGGAGTTGGTAGATTTCAACTTCACAACAGATAGATACCCGAAACTTAGATTTGAGCAGTTGGGTGGTAAAGATATGTCAGCATTTAGTACAACACTAACACAGCTCATCACAGCAGGTGTCATTGATCCTGATGAGGAATTGCAACGTGTTGTTCGTGAGCAGTTGGGATTGCCACCAAAAGATGAAGCAACAACCAATGATCCAAACGATGTAGGTGGTGATGCTGGCGATGCAGAGGACGAAACTATTGATGATCCAAACGAACAGCAACCAGTAGCAAAAGAAACTGTGCCAGATGATGACACAAAGGTAGAAGCACACGAACACAAACATGATGGTGATTGTTGATCCGCATTTGCAGACAACTACTACATGGATATATCCAAGGCTTTCAACAATAAGGTGATCCTAGACATCCAAAAAAAGGGTAAAGATGACGGCACATACGCTGAAGTAAAAAAAAAATGATATAAATTTAATGATTTCGAGGACGAGTCACCAAGGGTAATGACATTTGCAGAGCGCAAAGTCAATTTCAAGATGATCAAAGGTGCAATGGACAAGTATAGCAAGCAGCTTGATAGCAAGACTGCAACTATTTTCAATAATATGAAAAAAGATTTGCTCAATCAGATCGATATAGCAGTGCAACAAAACGATGTAGCGGCGATCGGTAGGATCAAGGCAAGATTTACTGATGACTTTGCACAGGTATTGACTGATGTGCAAAAGGAAATGTTTGAGGTAGGAAAAAAAGCAGCAGCAACTGAAATGGGGGTATCGATCCCAACAACACCAGCAGAAACCAAGGGTGCAATGTACATCCAAAATCAGCAGGTAGTACAAAAGATCACAAACGATATGACAAACACCGCACAATCAGCAGCGATGCAAACGATTGCCAAGCGTGGTGGTAGTATTACAGATACAAGTGCAGGTGCAGCAAAGGTTGCGGTCAATGAAGCGTTGACATGACACATCGCCAAAGCTGCTGGATCAGTCAACACACTATGAATATCCATGTCACTCAATATGTGACGTACAAATATATTTGAGATGCATCCCGAGAAAGTATACGCAATGCAATACAGTGCGATCCTAGACGAAAACACAACAGATCGTTGCTTGTCTTTGGATGGCAGAATAGTAAAGCCATGATCGACAGCGTTTTATGAGTACAGTCCACCACAACACTACAATTGCCGTAGTGTTTGGGTAGAGATATTGGAAGACGAAGAATTTAAGCCAAGCATTGGTGGTATACCAGCAAGCATTGTGCCTGCATTGACTATAGACAACACACCAAACATGTCATGACCTGTGGTGTGGAAATGATCGCCTGCATTGTGAGTGTTGCAAGAGGAGCTGAAAGACCTCGAGGGCAAGCTCGAACTTTTGAAAGCAGAGGGTAAAAATCTATTTCGCCAATGACAGTACGAAGACAGGATAACAATTTTGAAAAAGGCGCTCAAAAAATAATGCTTGACACTGTATTTACTTTGACTATACCATCACTATGTCTGCAACACAAGATCGAGTACATATAGAAATACATCATGGTGCGAGAGGTATCGAAATACAACGATCAGAAAACAGCAGTGTAGCAATGTTATTGTGAGGTATGGAAATAGCAAAGACAATGATACTCAACCAATCGATCCCAACAAATCCGTTTGCAACACACATCAAAGATATGAAGCACACCAAAGCCATAGCCAGAGCAAAGAAAGTACCAAAAGACGAAGCAATGAAAATATACATGCAACTTGGACAAAAGATAAAGGAGAGATTGCAGGCGATGCAAAAGTGTGATGATGTAGCAAGCTTTGAGATCGACAATGATTTACTCACCAAATTGTAAACCATGGCAAAAAAGAAAACTATCAGCATCCCAAAGGAAGTACAAGCACAGTTTTTTTCTGATGATGTATTGGTAAGTAAAGACAAGGCAAAGGAAATACTGGACATCATATATGACATGGGGCTTGATGCAAGGGATCTATCGTATGTGATCAGTCGCATCAGAGAGTACATTGTCCACAACATGCTTGCTGATATAATCCAAGAAATGGATCAAGACAAGATAAAGGATCTCATTACACAAATATCAGTGGAGATACTCAATCCCGAAGTTGCAATCAATGATAGCTGCGTTGATCAAGAAGCATACACAGCCAATGCAGATGTTGCTTGGTTTTTCTCGGCATTCCAAGAACACAAGACATACAGTGCAGGTGATATGGTAGAAGTACAGATCATGCGTATAGGTAAACGAAATCATCCATCTTATGGTGAGATCGAAGTCACAGCTGATACACTCGTAGATGTCAAAAAAAACTTCGAGGAAAACAAGAGAGGTATCGAGTTGGCAGTAGACGAGAACCACGAAGACAATCACAAGGCGTTGGGGTGGTATAAAGAATTGTTTATTGTTGCTGATGGATTGTATGCGAAAATTGAGTTGACAAAGGCGTGAGCTGATCTGTTGACACAATGAGCGTATAAATACTTTTCACCAGAGATAATAATGAAAAAAGTAGATGAGGAGTCCGGCGAAGTTATCACAAATTTGTTGATAGGTGGCGCTTTCACGAATAGGCCTTTTTTCAAGATGATGGATCCAATAAAGGCCAACGAAAGTAGTGAGGCATCCAACCAGCAACAAACAGAGGGTAACGAAACCACAAATCATATTTATCTTTATAATGCAAACAAACACATGAACAAGTTTTTGAAACTTGCAAAGCAGTTTGGTGCTAAGGAAACCATCACGACAGATGAACATGCACAAATAAAAGCTGTATTTGCTGAAATGTCAGATGATGAAAAAGCAAACATCAAGACAAAAGCTGTATACGAAAGTGTATGTGCCAAATTTAACGAGGAAGAAACCACGGAAGAAGCAGCTGCTGAAACTGTGGAAGAAACCAAGGTTGACGAAAGCACAGAGGAAGCTGCTACAACAGAAGAAACCGAAGAAGCAAAGGAAGATGAAACCGTTGCTGCTGATGGAGAAACTGTTGCGGCTACCGAAGCAAAGGATACTGTAGTAGTCAAGGCAAATGAATATGAAGCTTTGAAAGCTATGCAAACAGATCACAACAGATTGTTGCACGAGGCAAAAGTCACTGCAACAAAACAAAAAGTAGCTGGTTTTGCTTTCAACGAAACAACCAAAAAGGGTGTATTGTTGCCAAAGCATACAGATGCTGTTGTAGAATTTGCAGCAGGACTATCTGATGCTATGCAAGCAAAATTCTTTGCTATCTTGGAAAACGTACAGACTACAAAATTCTCTGTACTTGCTAAGGGAGAGCTTGGTGGTGGTACTACTGAAACCGCAGACAAAAATGATCTTGCAAATAAGAAGATCAAAGAGCTTGTTGCTACTGGTATGAAGTACAACGAAGCACAACGCAAAGTATACAAAGAACTAAACATCAGCTCGGACGATGAGGACACTGATGAAGTAAAATAGCCATCTTTTATATTTGTAAGTAAATTACACTCATGGCAAAAAATGAAGCACTACACCACGATGTAACACCTAGCTTTATCGCTGGCGCTGCATTGCTACCTTATACTGCTGTCAAATTGGCAACAGCTAGAAATACTGTAGAGCAGGCAACTGCTAACACAGACAAAACCTTTGGTATCACTTTGAGTGAAGCCGCAGCTGCTGGAGATCCAATCGCTGTCAAAAAAGGTGGGTTCGCATTGGCTGAAGTTGGTGCAGGTAACTGGACAAAAGGTGCATACCTTACACCTACAACTGCTGGAAAACTTATTGTTACATCAACTGCTGCACATATCGTTGTTGGTATTGCAATGGAAGCTGCAACAGCTGGCGAACTTGGAGAAATCCAATTGTTCCCATTCCCAGTCAGATACGATGGGCTATAATCTTTTATATTTGTAAGTAAATTACACTCATGGCACGAAAGAAACTATCACAAGCCTATACATCAAAGCCGTTGACTAACTACTCAACAGGTATTTTCAACAATGCAGAAGACTTTATCGCTACAAAGATATTGCCTATATTTCCAGTACAGGAAGTTGCAGGTGATGTTTATGGATATGGCAACGAAGCTTTGAGAATTGTTGACACTGCAAGAGCTGTGTACGGATCATATAACAAGGTAAATTTGAGAGTACAAAAAACAGGTTTGTACAAACTCGAAGACTTTGGTTTGTTTGGTGAATTGTACGAAGAAGACTACAGAGATGCAGAACAACCAATTGATCCTGAATTGGACACAACTGAATACATCACACAAAAACTTATGCTTGATATGGAAGCAAAAGTTGCTGATGTAATCACTGATCCAGCAATCATCACACAAAACGTAGCATTGTCTGGTGCTGATAGATGGGATCAATACAGCACATCAGATCCACTCTTGGATATTGAAACTGCAAGAACTACTGTCTTTGATGCTATCGGTAAGGCACCAAACACAATCATCTTGTCTTGGAAAGTCTTGTACACACTCAAGAACCATCCACAGATCAGACAGTTCTTCCCTGGAGCGCCAAAAGTAACATCAGACATGGTGATACAAGCTATGGGCGAATTGCTTGGATTTGAAAAAGTCCTTGTTGGTAAAGTAAAGCAAAATCCAAATAACATTGGTAGTGCTACACAAACACTATCTAACGTTTGGAATGACATAGCTGTAGTTGCTTACATCGAAACTACACCTCGCAAGAAGTCTACAACACTTGGTTGGTCATTTGCAAACCAAGCATCTTGGAGAGTAAGAAAACTTGGACAAAACGACATCGGAAAGGACAGCGTAACAAGCAACCTTGCTGGTATCATCGCAGTAAACATGTACTACGACCAAGTGATCGTTGACACAAGATGTGCATACTTGATCTATGACGTATTGACATAACTATATCAGGGCGGTCAACTAAGACTTGGCCGTCTTTTCTTTTTATACTTGTAATGTAAAAAATCACATGGCGAAAGCAAAAGTTCTCAATGCAAATGTAAAGTTTGATGGTGCTATCTTGGCAAAAGGTACAGTCATCACTCCTGATCATGCTGGATATAAGGTTGTTGAAAAATACCTTGTAGACGAAGATCAATTTGTAAAGACAAACCCAGAAACTATGGTAAGAATTGCCACAAAGAAATCAGTTGATCAATTAGACGAGGCTGTTGTAGTTGATCCAAAACCTGATCAAACATCCGATCCAAAAGGCGACGATGATGCTCCAGTAAAAACTGTTGCTATGATCAAGGAAGAATTAACTGCACTTGGTATCACGTTTGATGAGAGAGCTAAAAAAGCTGATCTCGAGGCATTGCTTGAAGCAAGCAAGACTCCAGCAGCACAATAATTTTATATTGTAAGCCGCAAACCACATGCGACCATTTATCACAAACTGGCTATCGCTTAGTAGACTCATAAACGGCAAAGACTCTGTCGATGGTGACATACTAAAATACGATAGCACAGCAAAATCATATGTCAACTCTTTGCAAAGAGCTGTATTGCACACCACAGTAGGTGGCGCAGCAGCAGAAGACGTTGCCATTGCTGGTGTATTGCCTACTGATGTTGTGGTGGTAACACTACACACAGCAGGATCAACACCAAGAACCATAGCAAAAGCAGAAGCAGGTACAGATGAAGTGACAATCACTTTCTCTGGTGATCCGGCAGCTGATCATATTGTAAACGTATTTGTCACAAGACCATAGCACACATTACACAGGCAGGGCGACTTGCTTGTGTGCTTATGTATTATGTCTTTATATTATCACACAAACACAAATGGACACTAGAGCTTACGAGGAAAAGTATGACATCACGTTGGATACTACAGGAATAACAAATAGTCCTGTTTTCAATTTTTCTGGGCGTAATGTTGCAACCCAACTAGAATTGAAAGTAGATGTCACAGCTGGTGATGGTACTTGCGATTTTCAGATACAAGTATCAGATGATGGTACAACGTGGTTTGATGTCGATATGGCAACCTTTACTATTGCAGCAGTTGACAAAGATGGTTTGATCATCGATGCACAAGGTAACTATATGCGCGTTGCTATGGATTACACACATTGAACAGTTGATACAGTGCTTGAAATGTTTTGTTTGGTAAGATAAACAAAGATGAATAAAATCAGGAATATAAAGAGGAAAAACATTTATAATCCTACTGATCTTCGTATTGTTTTGAGTGGGGTTGCTTCATGATCTGTAAGTGCAAATATATCACAAACAATAACTCTTACAAACTTGTGATTGAGTCGATCAGAAAATACAGTCATCAAAGTTACATTGCCTGCATGATTGACATTTGTGTCATCACCAAATGGTGTACACTCTGGTGGTGTGATCACATGGACAAGAGGCACAGTAAAAGATGCTTTCACAGATACCTTTGTCGTGACATCTGATACTGCTGATGCATATGAAATAGTTGCAGTAGTGGAAACCACAACATATGATATTGATCCTGCAAATAGTACAGATACACATACGTTGACTATTGAAGCAAGTGAGTATGCAGTAGAAATAAGGACTGACAACATATATATGGCAACATGATCTTGACCAATACCTGCAAATGTTACTGCATTTGTTTGATCTGTGAGTGGAAACCTTATGCCTATTTTTGTTGAGGATATACAACAATTTGATAATACAATATGGAGATTATGATATTTGACCGAAGCTATACCAGCACAAAATGCAGCAACACTTTCTGGTAACTATGGCAATTGATATGGATGATGATATTATGTGGATGGTGTGAACTCATACAACGGAACTGATCCGGTACGAACTATAGATACAACAGGTGGAGTCATTTTAGATTAAAACCAACATCACATGACAGGCAAAGTCAAGAACCTACGCAGGACATCTGTATATTATACTGCACAATATCTAGGTGCTAACAATCCTGATAATGTGATAGTGATAAACCCATCAGCACCTGCTGATATAGAGGGTAAACTATACCGTAATCCTGATGATGCCAATACATGGATTGCAACACAAACACCAACACAAGACAAGCAATTTGCACTCCATTATTGATCATGATTTTATGATTTGACACATACATGCAAGCAGTGGACTAAGGCAAAGGGGGAAACTTTACAAACTGGTATAGCACACATAATCGCTGATCTTGATTTTGATGGCGACAATTTCACACAAAGTGTGATTGAGAATATATGAACAGACGACCTACAAATACCAACAGGCAAAATACTTGCTTGTTTATGATGATTTGTTGACTGATGATTGATCGAGTGACCTTTTGCATGAATTTGAGGGGCTTGAATAAACAACCTATATAATGTCGATGCATCAGGTGCACCTTTCGTATTTTTGAGAAACTTTGATTGTGTAGATAGTCAAATAGTTTGATGATCATTAGTAAATTGTACGCTTGAAGATTGTGTTGTGTGACAATGAGAATACGAATTTTGTAATTTCGTTTCGTGAACCACAGCTGTAGGTGCTGCATATTATGACATTACATGATCGTCAGTCGATGCCGATTTTCTTGCTTCTATCCCTGCATGAAGCAATGTTATACTGCAAAATTGTACAATTGAATGAAATGCAGAAATACCATATAGCCTCGTGATGGTGAATTGTAGCTCTTTATCAGGGGCATCGCTCGAAGTAGTTGGAGCGGGTGAAATATCAAGTGCTGGGCTTGTTTTCATAGACATCGTAAATACAAATTGATGATGGATTGCAAATGTATGAGAAACAATAGATAATGCGAGCTTCACAAATTTAACGGAAACTGATAGCCAAGCACTTTTTCAGGAAATAGATACATTGATTTGATGATGAAATTCGCCTGACTTCTATATATACAAAACAGCTACTCCTTCTTGAAGACTATATGATAATTGGGAAGATTTGTATGCTGCAAGTAGTGTAGGACAAGGGATCAGAAATATACGAATTGGTAACGATGGCAGCACATTGACTTGATGAGTAAATAGTGCAGCATACAATATAAACAACTACTATATTAGAGCATATCAAACATCGTGAACTGATTTGTTGTGATATATGCAATTTATCAAGTGAGTTGGAAATGATTTCACTGTTGGATTGCCAAAGTATATCAAAGATATGCATTTGACATACCAAAGCAATTTTGCAACTTTCAATCCTTTTTATACTTTTACAAACAATGCAGACTGATCGTCGCCACAAATAGAGCTTGAATGAAAGTCAACAATTTACAGCACAGGTACAATGTGATGTTTCCAAATTTGAGATAGTGGATCACCATGTGCATTGCACATATATTTGCGTGATTTATCGACGCTCTATTGAAATTGACAGAGTATGTTCAAACTATATGACGACCAGTCATACTTACATATTCATGTCTATGATAGTGCAAGTCTATCATGAACGATTGCATCAAGTACATTTATTTCTTGATCTGGTGATGCTAAAAACAATATATTAGTGCATGTATATTCACCAATTGCAGAAATATCGCAAGACCTTATTGATACAGATAATGTGACCTTGGTTTTCCATGGTATATTCAAACAGAAAGAACAAATACAATCTTTGCAATCAATCGACGATGTGATCACTGATGTCACATGGGATGATACATTGAAGCAGGCAACATACACAGGCACATTCTCTTGATTATCTGTTGGTGATTGGATTGAAGTGGATTGAATGATGCCAACAGAATACAATATGTTGTGACAAATAATTGATTTTCCAACTATGTGAACTTGTATCATACAATTCCCATCATGAACCTTTGATCCTTGAATATATGTGTCAGGTGGTACATGGAGATTGAAGACAGTCGTCAAACTATGAAGCAACCGCAATGTTGGTGTTGCAACAGGGTATCTTTGAATGTGATCTTGATTTAAACGAGGGATATCATGACAACTTGCAGCAAACGGCAATGTCAAAATGATAAAATTGATTTGACAAGATAGATACAACGGCAATGTTGCCGTATTATATCAAAACAATGATATTGCATTGAATACATGAATTGATGCAGCAGAATTCAATGTCGAATGACATAGTAGAATTGCATATGATAGTTCCCTTATATCCACAACAAAAGAAACTATTGTATCGGCTGGCTGATTTTGGGCTGATCTAGGCTATCGAAGCAATGGAATGTTTTTGCAAAATACAGATTTGTTGCTTGTCCTTGACGGCGACTGACTATCTGATTTCATTATATATAATTTATATTCTAACCCTGTCTAACATGTATATTTCTGATATCAAAGACATCCCAAAAACTAAAGATCAGAAGGTCGGCGACCTCTATATTTTGCCAGATGGCATACAAGTAGTATGTCATTGTCCGATCAAGTGAAAAAAGATAGTCAAAAAAGATTGAGAATGTGTTGTTAATGGAGTAAAAATTGATATGACAAAATCACATCCTGATAATATAAAGAAAAAATTTGATGCTCTAAAAGAAAAAATACATTGATCAGTAACTGTTGACGAATAGTTGTATTTATATATAGCGTGTGTTTTATGACAACAATCAACGTGGAAAAAGAGATCGCATTATTGAAGCAAAGCGATGACAACATATTAGAGAAGTTGGAGGTTGTAGAAAAAAATCAAACGCATCATATGAATACCAGCAGCGATCATGAGGTAAAAGATCAATTGCGCCATGAGGAAACTATCAAATCACATGTAGAGCTAAAGGATTTGATCATTACAAAGATGATGCACATAGAAAAATATGTTGATATGAAAATCAAAGAGCATGAGTTATGGGTAGAGAAACACTATGCAGCAAAGGTAGATCATATGGTATTGGATAAACAAGTTGACAACCTAGATCGCAGAGTTGGCAAGATGGAGAGTGTGTTTTCTTGGGCTTGGAAATTGGTGTTTTGATTTATTATATTAGGCATACTTGCAGTTTTATTTGGCAAACAATAACATGGCAAATTACGCAGTGACACAAAACGTACGTATCGAGGCTTGATTTGAGGGCAACAGCAATATCGATGATGCACAGATCCAAGTCGCACAAAACCAAGCGCACGGATTTATCGTCACGCAGCTTGCCAGCAAATATGATACAACCGAATTAGATACAAGCAACACAAACTTTGACTGATCATCTGCACACTATATGCTTGCAGGTATCGAGCAATTGCGAGCTGCTGGTTTGTTATTGATAGCCGAGTATTGACCAGACGGCACAGAGCAAAAAGAAAATGGAGAGCAAAAGATCAAAGAAGCCAAGGACACATTGATGGCTTTATTGTTTGGCACTCCTGATAGTCCAGCTGGTAGACTTATTGGCGACAATGGCGTAGAATTTACAACAGTTGCCGTATCATCAGCATGAGCAATACAATCCACAGGTATGGAAAACATTTGTAATTGGATCGATCACAACACTATATTTTAGATACTACACACAGATGCAACTCACAATAGACGTGCAAGGCCAAAGACAACTGTCGAGAAACCTACGTCTATTTGCTGATGAGTTGCACAATCTTGGTGATTTTTACAAAGAGGCAATTGATATAGTCAAAGCCAGAAGTGATAGCTTGTTTGCAGATAAGTGAGCAAACGTAGAAAAATGACCAAAGCGAAAACCACTTGCAGCAAGTACAAACAATGCAAGGGAAAATCGCCGAGGCTACTACAAGAATGCACCAAACAAACCATCAGTTTTGCGCTGGACTGGTAGACTACAAGATGACACAACCACTACCATAAACGATAGGTACTGATCATTTGAGTACAATGCACCATACGCTGTCTATCATCAGGAGTGATGACGTAATTTGCCAAAAAGACCAATCATAGATTTGAGCAACGAAACCAACACACTCATCACAAAGGCATTACAAAATAAGGTGCAAAAAGACATCTGAATTTTTGGCTTGCAAGCATAAAGCACAAGAGTATATATTGGATGACAAATCGATCCGTCCTTTTGTTTACTTACTTGCTTAGTTACTACATGGACAAGGTACTTAGTGCTGTCAAGCAACTGCTTGAAGCATCCGTGCAGCAATCATGATCTCCACTTTCTGATATTAAAAAAGTATACTATGGTGATCCGATCACCGTAGCACTTTCTGATTGTCCAGCACTTATAGTAAGGCCAAAGAGTACAGAGTACGTGCCAAGAGGTAATCAATACGATCAAAAGAAATATAATGTCGAGGTTGTGCTTGTATATAATCAGTCATCATATTACGGAAGCTACAAGGGTACACCATTTGCAATATCCGATGCATCCCGATTGACTGGCACTGCAACATTTGAAACCAGTATCAATCACAACATAACAGCAGGTCAGACGGTCACCGTAACAGGAATTACGCCATCATGATACAACGGTACGTATATTGTCACTGCTGTGCCAAATCCTGATGAAATTGAGGTAGCACTTGTTGCTGATCCTGGAGCATATGTATCTGGCGGTAGTGTCAGATCAGATGATACGAGCATCGTGTATGCAGTCAAGGATAGTGTGGACAAGGTTGAAAACAACGATCCATTGCCATCATTTGAAACCGAAGCATACACAGTCACAGGTACAATACAAAAAAATCCATTGCTACCATATACATCAGCAGGCAACACATACAACACAGCATCATTTGCCAGCGTGCGTAGCGTAGATTATATCTTTAGCAACAGCCGCTGATTTCCTACTTATGAGGTGATCGTTGGTTTGGATGCAACAGTAGTAGATCAAAGATAGATTTTATATCATATTATAGTACCATGTCAAAAAAAGTAGTCAATCACTCCAATAGTATGCAGTGTGTATCAGGACAAAAAGCATTTAAGGCAAACGAGGTGCGTGATGTATCTGATGACACAGCAGAAATGCTGTTGGCAAATCCCAATTTTTCACTATACGATAGTGGTACAAATTTGGATAAGGTAGACGAAGATGCAAAAACGTTTACAGGAGCAAAAAAACCGAGCAACAAGAAACTACCGAGCAACAAATAGTTTTTTACTCTTTTAGTACACACACATGGCATCTACAAGATTAGGGTATTTGGCGGTCAAGTTGGAAACGACACTCGCTACAGCAGTAAAACCAACAAACTTTGTAAGATTTAAGGATGGCGACATCAACAAGGGATTGACTATCTTAGACAACAATCCTATCCAAAACCAAAGACGAAATCCAATCAATGCTGTACCTACAACAGAGTCATCTGATGGTACATACAACTTTGATCTTGATCCAAACGATTGTGTCTTTTTCTTGAAATGTGGTTTGTGATCAATGGTGTCAGCTGATATATCATCTGCAACTGATGGATCAGTATACAGACACACAATCAACATGGCAAACACATTGCCGGGTATGACTATCGAGCAAGGAAAGGGTAATCTATCCGACACATCTGGCAACAGACAAAAGTATCAAGTAGATCGTGCATTTGGTGCAATGGTAGACAGCTTTGTATTGGCTGCATCTGATGGGATCGTCAATATGGAAGTAAACATCTTGTCGCATGGAGTTTTCCAAATGGCAAAACTTAGAGCTGATGCAGCTGCTGGATCAAACGTTGATATATCGTTGGACACAGTAGAGGGATTGGTTGCTGCTGATGTTGTAAATATCTACGATGAAACGCCACAAAATGAAACTGATGCAATCGTGTCTATTGACTCATTGGCAAGAACTATCGAGATTGCAACATTGGGCAATACATATACAGTTGCAAACTACGCAAAGGTAGAATTGACACCACAAACACCATCATACAGTACACCAGCCAAAGTGATGGCATTTAGACATGTGAGATTTCAATTTGGGGATGACTTGACTGCTGCTGCAAGTGCTGCAATCAGCAATGTCGAAAACTGGGAGATCACATATCAAAACAATCTCGAGGCAAGATATGGATCACTTAGAGCATCACCATCTGTGATCGGTGAAAAAGGTGCGACAGCAATGATGACATACACCATGTACTTCACTACTGTAGCAGAACGTGACAAATACCTTAGACTTAGAGAGCAAGCATGTATCGTTACCATCACAAACGATGAGATTGTATCTGCTACTGATACAGGCGACAATGTATATAGCATCAAGTTTGAGTTTAATAAAGTCATCATCAAAGCCTATGACATGCCAACTGGTACTGATGAATTGTACGCAATCAGTGTAGAAGCAACAGCTTTCTACGATGAGGGTGCTGGCAAAGCATTGGAGGTCGAGGTAGTAAATAAGAATGCAGGCACACTTTATGCATAAGGAATGTTTTATACTTGTAATGTAAAAAATAGGATGGTAAAGATTAGTGGACTCATACAAACAGTAGAGGTGGAATTGCCAAGTTTGCCGGGATCAAAGATTGTTATGAAAAAAGGATTGACAGTTGGAGAGCAGACGGAGATATTAAAACAATTTCCATCAGTATACCAAAATCCACAAAGCAATGATGGAGTATTGGGTGCTGTGGAAATGTTGCAAAAGTGTATAACCGAGCGAAATCTCGAAGATGATAATGGTAATGTATTTGAAATCACCACAGACATCATCAAGAAATTGCCAGCTGCTGATTTCCAATTTTTGATCGAGCAGACAATGCAAGAAAAAAAAAAGCAATAACTAAGAGCAAGGTATTTGATAGTTTGGTGATGTGAAGATCAGTCGACACATCAAGCCGAGAGATCAAAGAACACTTGCAGACATACAATCATGTGATGCTTGCTGATAGATTTTGATGGACACTACAAGAGATCATGGACTTGCCACAGCAATTCTATGATGATTGCATCCTGATCATCAGCAAGCAAAACACATACCAAGAGCAAGAAACAAAAAAGGCACAAGAGAGAGCAAAGCGTGGTAGAAGATAATTTATATGAATAACCTATACTATGGTCAATGCAGTAAAGATATTGATAGAGGCAGACGATCAAGCCTCAAAAACAATTGATGCTGTCAGTGACAATTTGGCTGATCTATGAAAGGAGAGCAAGTCGGTCGGTCAAACAATGAATGACTTTGCTGAAAAAAACAAAGCATCTTTTCAAACAATGGCTGTATCGTGAGGTGTAGCTTTTGCTGGTATTACAGCAGGTGCCAAAGTAGCAATCGATGCATTTGCTGAAAGTCAAGCGCAGTTGGCAAGGGTTGACCAAATCATAAAAAATACCGATCTATCATCGGTTGGTTTATCATTTGATGAAGCCGCAACAGCAGCAAGATCATTTGGCGATGAATTGCAGAACACAACAGGTATAAGTGGAGAATTGGCCAGCGAAAGCTTTGCCAAGCTCTTACAGATCACCAAAGACCAAACGGAAGCCACAAAACTCGCCACATTAGCAGCCGACCTATCTGTTGCAAAGCAGATGGATATGTGATCAGCAACGAAAGTTGTCACAATGGCGCTTGCAGGTAACCAAAAAATACTCAAAGAGTATGGGATCGAGGTGTCCGATACTGCAACACAACAAGAGATCATGGGTGCTTTGATGGAAAAGGTAGGTGGACAAGCCGCAACTTTTGGTAAAACAGTGGCAGGGCAAACTCTAATAATGAAAGAAACATTTGGTGATCTCCAAGAAGCAGTCGGTGGTGCGTTGGCTCCTGCTTTCACAATGTTATTGCAAACCATAACTCCAGTTTTATTATCTTTTTCCGCTTGGGCAAATGAAAACCCTGAGATATTGGCTTGGGTAATATGAATTGGTTGAGCTATAGCATGATTGGTTACAGTTATTGGATTGTTATGACTTGCGATCCCATCTATAATAGCATGATTTGCAGCACTAAAAGTTGCAATGATTGCAGCAACCTGACCAGTATGAATAATTATTGCAATCATTGCTACTTTAGCAACACTCATTATTGCAAATTGGGACACAATCAAAGAAGCATTTGCAAATGGTATATTATACATAAAATGAGTATTAGAACCATTTGTCACATGGATCACATGAGCATGGACAGCAATGACACAAGGCATCACAGCTGCATGGGATGCTGCATGGGTTTGGATCAATGAGAACTTTTGACTATATATAGAATATCTATCTGCAATATTTGAGGCTTTTAGAGCATTGTTTACTGGTGACTTCCAATGATTTGTCGATAACATAAGGTTGGCACGGGAGCTTTGACTCACAATGATGCGTACATTTTTTGCAAATATAGGGATCGCAATTGTTGGTGTGGCAAATACTATCTGGACAAACATCAAAGCAGTGTTTACTGCATGACTAAACCGGATCAAAGAAGCATTTGTAACTGCAAAGGATGCAGTAGGTGCTGCATTTACATCTATGTTTTCATGATTAGAGGGTATTGCAAAAAGTATTTTCAATGGTATCGTGGCAACGATTGAGTGATTTATTAATAAAGCGATCAATGCTTTCAACAAACTTATCACAGCTGCAAACAACATATGAGGCATAAGCATACCATTGATCCCAACGCTTACACTTGGAAGACTTGCACATGGTGGTATAGCTGGTGAGTGATACTTTGGTGGTACACCTATGGGAGCGCAAGGCTTGGCATTTGGTGGTGCTGTAAAATGACCAGCAGGAAATGACATGGTACCTGCAATGCTTACAGCAGGTGAGGTGGTACTCAATGCTGCACAACAAAGAAACCTTGCATCACAATTGGGTGGAAGCGCACCAGTGGTAAACATAAACATATCAGGTAACAATTTCTATTGATCTGATGATGAGCTTGCAGAAAAAATAGGTGACACATTTATGCAAAGATTTAAGATGATGGCATCGTTTGAGTCCTTTTAATTTGTAACTGGTTGCATGCTACGTATATTTGGAGCAGGTGTAGATGTGACACAATACGTGGAGTATGGTAGTGTCAAAATAGTCGAGCAACTAAACAACCGTGCCAACACGTGTACTTTTGATATAAACGATTACAAACTTAGTGAGTGACAAACAGTAAAAATATACGAGTGTATGGAGATTGTGACACAAGCATTATCAGGACAAGCAATACTCAAAGTAGATGACACATACGAATACTATCAGATCTACGAAGCAGGTGACGAATTGCTGCTTGATTTCGAGTGATCCGATCCTGTGTATGTGACAATCCTATCCATTGATCATACAAACAAAGAAGTCACACTTACAGCAAACCTTGCAACCACATATCCAGCAGGCACCTTTGTGGGTGTTTTAGTTTTTGCTGGTACTATCGATCGCAATCCTGATGAGGAGATTTGACACACTGGCAAATTATCATACAATGTGGTATGTAGTGATTGGATCGCAATGTTTAATAGACAAGTGATCGCAGAAACTTTTGAGAACCAATACATGCGTGAGATATTTGGGCGTAGCATATATGAGTTTTGTGCAAATGATGATGAGGAAACTTTGGATGATTTCCAAACAGCACGAACACAATGAGGTGTTGGCTTGGCTATGACAAACGATACAACAGACAAAATACAAGGTACAAACTCACAGCAAACAGGTACAAGTGGCGTTGGTACGGCAACATGGACAAAGACACTAGGTGCTACTGTGGACATATCCAATATGACTGATGTAAGATTGTGGCATAAAACAGGAGAGTTTTATTGATCATCAGTGACTGCGCTAAAATATAGGGTAGGAAATGACTCGTCAAACTACTACGAGTGGTCGTCAATATGGACTGGTGCACTCAATGAGGACTGCTGGAATTTTGAGAACTTTAAGCTGCTAAGACCTGATGTTGTAGTAGGCACAGTCAATCTTGCAACAATAGATCGATTACAAATAGAGGTTGACTGTACTGGTGCTATACCTACAGGCAATTTGCACTTCGATATATCACAAGCAACATCAGGTGGTGTCACACTAAAAAACACAATCAGAGGCAACCGCAAGTTTGTTGACGTAAGAGTACAATACAAGAAACCAAGCGTGATATTTGAGGAGATCACAAAACTACAAGGCATATTTTGGTACATCGACTATGATCGTGACATCAATGTATTTACAAATAGTGCAAAGCCTGCACCATACAACCTCACAGATACAAGCAAAAACTACAACGATCTATCGATAGCAGCTGATATATCGATGCTAAAAAATAGGCAAGTAGTAAGAGGTGGCGAAGCTCCAATGCTATTTACATACACACAAGACAGCGAAAATGATGGTTTGGTGGAGTCTTGGATCTTGGATTACAAACCAAAAGACCTCGAGATATATGTTGCATACCAAGACAAGACAATCACTGGTGGATCATGGGCTGCTGGTGTGGCTACAATAACATCAAACAGCCACTGATATGTCAATGGTGATGAGATCGCAATCACTGATATGTTGCCAAATTGATATAACTGATCGTACATTGTGCAAAATGCTTTGCCAAATACATTTGAGGTACTGATAGCAAACAATCCATGAGCATATGTGTCTGGTGGTAAAATTGGTATTTTTCAAGCAAAAACAGTAGGTATACAAAATATAGATGATCCAACATTGTTTGATTATCTTTTCAATTTCAACGAAAAAACTGTATTGCGTGCAAGTGATGACATCTTGCCTAAGTGATCAGTATTTCGCCGTAGATATAATCCATATCAGCCAATCAGAGTACGTGTGTCCGATCCTGCAAGCATACTTGCAATGAAAGCATTGACTGGTGGAAATGGTATATTTGATGGATCACTCATCACTGATACAGGCATACTAACATATGAGGATGCAAGAACCAGAGCCAGAGCAGAAGTCAATGCTTATGCAAATCCTATCATCAGTGCAGATTTTGTCACAGAGCAAGCTGGGCTGAAAGCATGACAAGTGATACATATTACAGATACATCACGCAGCATTGATAATGATTTCTTGATCCAAAAGATAACACGCAAAAGCAAGAAAGGCGCAATCAGTTTGTATACAGTCCAATGTGCATCGACAATGTTTGGTTTGATTGAGTTTTTCCAACTACTCCTGAAACGTACAAGCAACCTACTCATCGATGTCCAAGAACTTGTTGACATAGTAGTCAATGATGATGAAACTATATCTATACAAGACACTGCAAACACTTTGGTGCAAACAAATATATTTACAGCAGCAAGCAAGCTGATCAAGTGGGTAGACTTCACATACAACAGTTGAAGCAGACCGCATACAGATGGCAATTGACCTGTGATAAACAACAACGAAAATCGTGACAATAAACGATCGGCACAATTTAACTCATCAGCACAAGGCGAAGTATGATTTGATGCATCAACAAATTATAATGTTGGTGACTCGTTGTATATTGATGGCACATCGATGTGAGCTGGCAAAATAATCAAAGCAATCAGTGATCCCATTTTGATCACACCAAACACCTTGCATGACATCACACGATGGGTAGAAAACTTGCTTGTTGGTGGTACAACGTGAGGGCTTGGGATTAACTTATTGATCAAAGAATATGCCAATCGATATGATACGGTGCCAGTAGCCAGTCACACACTGATGTCAAATTATACAACCAAGCATGATTTTAGGGCATTGAGTGATCAATTTACAACAGATCCGACAACAAATTACATTACAATCGAGTTTGTCTTGAATGAGTCGACCGGAAAAATATCACTGGGCGAGATCAGGATCATACCAGATACAGTGGAGAGTCAAACACAACCAGGCATAGCATCTTTTAGTGAGGCATCATAACATGACAAACCACAAAGACAACATGATGATGAAAGCAAACTACATCTTGTATAAGGCAACCGATATGTTGATTGCTATTATACTTGGTGAGTATTACAACAAGGATGTTGGTGTTTTTCTTGATACTGATGGCAAACTAAAAAAAGAATGTCATGCATCTATACCAGACATACTAAGATCATATGATGGCACATATAAGAACCAAATCCAAATACGAGAATGACACAACATTGTACCTGATGTATTGCGTAATGAGTTGGCATTGCTGATCAGTGGCACAACAGTCACTCCAACTTTCAAAGCAAATTATCTTGCAATGGGTGATGATAGTACACCACCAACAAATGCAGACACTATACTTGGAAACGAAACTATCAGGGGCTTGTTCTCTGATAGATTTGCCATTGATAATGTCGCATATTTAGATAAGTTTTGGAGTAGCGCAGAGGTAGGTGGTAACTCATACCAAGAAATCGGTGTATTTGTGGATTGATCAGGCACAGCAAATACTGGATATTTATTGTCGCACATACTTATAAATGAAACTATGGGCGTAAACGAAACCTTGACAGTAAATGTCACAATCACAATAGGATAATTTATTTTTTTTGTCATCATGCCATATCAATACGGGAGAGTATGAGCCAATCGATCAGTAGCTGATCAGATCACAGCTACAAGATTACAAGCGATGAACCAAGACCTTGATGCTTTATTTAAGAGGCTGGATAGTCGTGATTTGTCGTTTACATACAATATACAAAACCAATTGACACAAGTGGTTGACAATCAAAATAGTGTAACTGTAGATTTGGATTGGTCAGATCGAAATGATCCAACAACTCCAAAGATATATATACAAGAAGTTGGTGACACAAATATATTTACTGTGACATATACGTGACCTGGTTGACCAATACAAAGCATAGTATATGCATAATTTATTATATAATTTATAGCTATGGAGATTGTTGTACCAGCTCTACAAACAAGTACAAGCGGATCGGGATGATCTGCTTGATTTTATGATACGATTGACAGCCTATATAATGTCTATACAGTAAGACTTGTACAGCTGAATAAATACAACGCACGAAATGATGGCGTAGATGAGAGCCAAGCATTTTGGTGATTGGGGCAAATACCAGAGAGATACAATCAATGTGCCAACTGGAATGCAGACTACAGTGCATCGACTGTATCTGGTACTGGTGCATTATCATTGTATAGCACTACATATGATTTCACAAGAAATGTTGCACAAATTGATAATGGTAATGTAAAATATGCACTATATAGAAATACATCATTTGAAAGCTGTATTGAATTTGATGACGCAACTTTCAATATAAATGATATTGATTTGTCAGGAAATGCGACAGCAGTTGTTGGGTTTGATACAAAATGATATATTGCAACATCAGGTGGTAATAAATTTTTGATTGTTGCTGATTGAGTAACTGTTTACTCATATCCGCTTGATGCAAATAATAATATAGTAGCTGGTACAGTAAACACATATGTTTGTACTGTAGTTACTGGAGCAAGAACACTTAGGCAAGTCCACGTTGCTGCGGCCATTGGTGATGATATATGGATTGGACAAATGGAGTGAACTGCAAGCATTTCTAGTCTAGCAATACGTATATTGACTATAAACTCATCTGGTGTATTTACAAATGTCGCTGCAACATCTGTGTGAGATCAATCTTGATTATGATGAACCGTTGCAACAAATACAAATACTTTTGGTAGTTATGTGAGAAATAATACATGCTATCTTGCGACCATGCCACAATATGCATCAAGTGGACAAGTACATTTCTTTGGCACAATTGATTTGACAAGCACCTGATCTGTATCTTACACAAGCACATTAGTACATACAACTCCGATAGTAATAGCATTTGTTGGGTTGGATATGAATGTGATTGCAAGTGTTTGACGAGATGGTACAAACATTATATATGAAGCAACTGGATTGGTCTACACAATCACTTCAGGTGGTGTAGTAAACGCCGGTAATGCAATAAACAATCGTTGATTTATGAGATTTAGAAACACAGTTGCAAAATTTACAACACCTACATTGAATTTTTACTCTAACGAGTCAAACAAATCATTTGTTTACAAAGGCAAGCAATATGGTACTTGGAATGAAGCAGGAGTTGCAAATCTTATTTGTTGTGCTTACCTTATGACAGGAGCAAATCAAGAAGACGATGCAAGCTGTTTGGAAAAAATGATTTGTAGAGGTGCAACACAATCCAGTGAGAGCTTGGACATAACACTCAATGGTGCAACGTACTGATCAGATGTAAATATCATTGGTGAGTATGCAGCGATACTATTTGATGCAGAACCAGTTGCGGCTACATCAATAAAACTAAGATTGAATTTTGCCAACAGCGGTGTAATAGATAAAAAACTTTGATTTGGATTGACTGGTGGCACATATTGATCACCTACTGGAGCAAATGGATTGACTGGTAGTACAACAACAGGTGCAGATGTCAGTACAGCATGATCATATCTTGATTTATTATTTATATAATCCCATGATAGGCACATACACACAACTACCTGATGATCTCGACCTCCAAAAATACTCTGTAGCTCAAAGGCCAGTGTTTGACAATTGACAACAAAGTGGCACAGTGTTTGTTGTGGAAGCAATCCCAACAGATGAGATCATCACAAATAAAGTCCAAGAGCTAAAACTCAAAGTAGCACTTGGCACTGTTACAGAGGATGAAGTATCGCAACTACAGCTACTCACATCGTAGATTTATATTATCACCACTATATCATGGAAGCAATGCTCACATGACTTGCAATGTATGTACTCACTAACCTGATCAATTGGATAAGTAGGCAGTTTAATGCTACCATCGACAAAGGATGGATCATAGCAATGATGTCAGTGTGTTTGGGTGTGTGATATTATGCGCTGCAAATATACTATCCAAATGCCTTGCAAAACTCTGTCCAATTTATGGCAGGATCATTTGCAACATCACAAGCAATATGGTTGGTACTCAATAATTTGCTTGTACCAAGACAAGATACGCTCTCCAAATAGGGGGCGTTTTTTATTTGTAGCAAAAACACATGATGAAATTTGCATTGATTATATATGCAATATATCTATTGTGCAGACCACAACGAACTGTTGCACGTTCGTATTTATCCTCACGAAAGTAAATGACAGTAGAAATTGATATTATACCGGATGCCTTGCTTGGGATAGGCGATAGTGATGATGATTTTGTATTTGGTGATGCAGTATCTTTGCTGGACATTGAGAAACTACCAGTTGAAGATGCCTTTATACCACCAGTCAATCAACGTAGTGACATTGGTGGCGTTATGTCATCATTTTGTACAGGGATCAATCCGTTTCGCACTGCTCTTGCATTAGATAACCATGATCTACCAGACTCACTAAAAAAAGAAGTTTGGGATTATGCAGTCAAAAACAATTGATACAAACAAGGCAAGGGAAACTATGCTGTAAATGGAATGAATATGGCAAAAAATATGAATGCCATCCTCTATCCAAAGGTGCCTATCATGTATTTCAAAACGACAATGCTATCTCCTGATCATATAGGCATACTGTCAAAGTGATACAAGAGCATTGTTTGTTACAATGGCAGCACTGAATACAACCAAGACTACAAAAAAGATAGTGTATTGGATGGTGCAGTATTTGGCAAAAGAACGTATGGCCATTGTACTGTATTGGAATCAAAGCAAAACAAGCTGTTTATCAATGACAGCTATCATGGCACAAAATACAACAACTATGAGATAAAGCAAATGTCAAAACTTGTAGCAAATGGTGTATTTTATCAGCCTACATACTTTTTTGTACGTGATCCGAATGGTGCAATCTACAGCAAACAAATGGCGTATGAAGACGAAAAAAGAGCTGCACTTAATCGAGCAAAAGCAAGAGGCGTAACAAATGGCGACAATATGACAGCCAATGATTACAGATACTTGGTGCGATTGTATAGGCTCAATAAATAACTTGACTATACGATCAATACAATTATACAACCAGCAGCAAGCGATGATCACACACCGATCTTTGACTGTAGGTATCATCATATTGCAATAGGTATATGCACAAGAAAAAGCAGTCCACAAGGGCTGCTTTTCTTTTAGTTTTGTCGTGCTTTTGCTAGGCTTTTGCAATGGTTTTGTCCAGTACCTGTGCGAGTTTTGCTTCGTTTGGCATGATCAGCTTATATGATCAGTCGGGAGATTGGAGAGTGGCTTTGTTTAGTACCCTTGCATTGCTATCACCACGCATGAGTATACCACTATCCTCGAGGGCATCACCAACCGCCTTGACTTGCCTTGTCGTGAGTCCAAACACCTCGATCGCTTGCTTGACTGG